CCCCTGTTCACCCGACAACAGCTCATTGCCCTGCTGCTGCCGCTCATCGCAGAGCAGGCCCTCAGCGTCACCATTGGTCTGGCCGACACGCTGATGGTCTCTTCGGTCGGTGAAGCGGCCGTCTCCGGCGTGAGCCTTGTCGACACCTTCAACACCCTGATGATCCAGATGATGAGTGCGCTTGCCACGGGCGGCGCAGTCGTCGCCAGTCAGTACATCGGTCATCGGGAAGAAAAAAGCGCGAAGCTGTCTGCGGCGCAAATCATGTTCATCATGGCAAGTTTCAGCGTAGTAGTCGCGGCCATCGTCGTAGTCGGACGGCACGGCAGAGAAGCCACTGTATTTGATTTCTTGGTTCATAACGGCATTTTATAGATTATCGGCAGATACACTTCGCCATTCCGCACTTCTTCCTTGCCCACCATGAACGAGGCACGCGCTCCCTGCACCTTGCAGTTGTCGAGCATGAGCCGGGCGAGCGTGACGGAGTTGGCGCAATAGTTGCGCGAGCCTTTCTTCGTGGGGTAGCACTGGGCGATGTGGCGACCGACTGCATTCCCGTGATGTGTTGCCAGCAGGTAGCACTCGCCAAGGTGAAAGGCGATGTTGATGCTGTCGCCCGGTTGGATTGAGAGGATGCGCACGACCCTTGCCGTAATGGAGATGCGCCCATTACGGGAGAAGGTGATGTCGGGGCGGCGTGTACGCTGCAATAGTTTTATCATGTTGCAAAGATATAGGGTTGCGTGACTTCTTAGTTTTTAAGTTTAGGAGCGTGAATGTTCAGCCCGTCAAGTGATGATGAGCTGAACATGGAAATGGAACTCGCGACAAAGCGGAGGTATCTGCGCATAGTCCTGCGACGACTCGTCATAGGGGAGGAAGATGCAACGCTCCTTGGTGTTGCACTCCACTCCCTTACGGCGAAGCCTGTAGAGCAGGTTAGCGCGGCGTTTCGGTGCTCGCATGGTCTACGTTGCTATTTCCCTGTTGAACCATAGCCGCCCGTGCCCCTGTCGCTTGTGCTTAACTCATCGGCTTCTTCCAGTTCTATCTCGGGCAAAGGCATGATGATGAGCTGGCCGATGCGGTCGCCGACATCGTAGACTTTCTTGTGTATGTACGGGAGACAAGAATAGTAGAACTCGTCGGAGTCGTCCTTTATCATGTATGCATTCGCAGCGAACTTGAACTTGAACGTTACTTCACCACGGTAGCCGGAGTCGATGACACCCACGGCATTGGTGAGCATGACCTCTTTTCGGCTTATTGAGGAGCGAGGGAAGATGTAGCCCACGTAGCCTTCCGGGATTTCGAACGCGAGTCCGGTGCCATAGACGATGTTGCGGTCGGAGTCGACGGTGCGGCTTGTGGCCACGAGGTCGAAACCTGCGTCGGTGGGGTGCGCCTTGGCTGGGATGACTGCCTTGGAGTTGAGTTTCTTGATTTTTACTTTCATGAGAGATGATGTTTGTTGCGGTTTAACTTGCGGATTGCCTTGTTGATTTTCTCGTCGTTGCGAAAGATGGCTTTGAACCACCATGGCGAGAGTTTGTCGTAGGGTGTTTTGCAGATTTTCTTTGCGAGACGTGCTTTCATACGTGTGGGATGTCTGAGTCTTGAATGATGGATTGGTTTACGGGATAGAGCGTGATGTGTGCCACGGCTTCTCCGTTGTTGGGGTTGTCGTAGAACGCATAGCTGATGGAACCGAACTGGCTCATGCGCACCTCAATGTCTTTGCCACGAAACTTCATGTTGATGACGGCAAGAGAACGCTTGATGTTGGCGAGGAACTTCTCGGGCGTGAAGAAATTGTCGTCGAAGGTGACGAGCGTGGAGTCGAGGCGCATGAGGATGCCGGAGAGAAGTTCGGTCCTTTTGTTGTGCACCCTACAAGAGGTGCGGTGGATGAAGAATTGTTTTTTGTTCATTGTTTGTTTCGTTTTTCTTGGGTTTTGGTTTTGCGTATGATGGACTTCGCCTTGCGCTGCATCATCTCGTACATATTGTCGGTGATGTCTCCCCAATGCTCGTACTTGTGGTAGTTCTGCTTGGCTGAGAACTGCGTGAGTTGTTCGCGGCACATTTGCGCCATCTCGTGCAGGTCGTCCATTTTCTCGAAAGAGAGTGCCATGTCGGTGCGGTGAAGTGCGTCGTTGATGTCCATGAGGCACGAGTCCATGATGTCGATAGCCATGAAGAGCGTGACCATGAGGCGTTCTATTTCTTCGAGGTCTCCCTGTGGAATATCGACGGTGCTGAGTTTGACCTCTTCCACCTGCTGCTCTATCTGCTGCTCGTACTCTACGATGACGCGGCTGAAAAGAGTTTCCTTATATTGGCGCACCTGCATGGCTTCGCGGAAATGTCCTTGTTGCTGGAGGCTGTTCGCCCGGTTGGTGAGCTGGCGTATCTTCGGGTCGTTCTCGAAATAGTCGCGGCATTGTTTCTGTAGTTCCTGGGTTAGGCGGAACGAGCGGTCTGTATTGTATTTCATATTATCTTCTGCTCTGTCCCATAAGGGGTATTACGTTGTAGGTTTTGAAGCGGTCGACGAGGCGGCCGAAGCCGTCGTTGCGCTTGAACCGCTTTTCAAGTTCCTTGTTGTCAAGGTTGGTTGTGAGGTGGGCGAACTTTCCGTATTGTGTCCATATCTCGTTGCGAGCGTGTAGGAACTCATCGGTAAGCAGCCCGGTGTCCATGCCGAATAACGTGCGGTCCTGTATGCCGATGTCGTTGAGGCAGACGTTCTGTGGGTTGCACTGGAAGCCTCGGCTCTCCTCCTCGAAGTAGGTGAAGCGGTCGAGGTTGTTGTGGATGGTGTAGTAGTTGACCATCTGGGTGACCGACAAGTTCCAAAAGAAGCGAGGGTTGTTAGTGCGGCGCAGGTACTCGCTGAAGATTTGCATGAGCAACGTTTTACCCACACCCACACCGCCTTGCAGGAGTATGCTCTTGTGCAACTTGTAGCCACGCTTGGGAAACACTTCCTCAGCCAACGGACAGTTGTTGAAGTAGTAGAGCAGGAAGCGCAGCACGTCGCGGTTGTTGTCGTCGACGATGAACGTGCGCCGTTGTGGAGCCAGCACCGCAGCGTTGGCAATGTGGATGAATAACGCGACGTGTGCCTTGTACACTTCCGGGTCTGCCAGATTGTAGGCTTGCTTGCGCACCTTCTCTGCCTCATCACGGAACCTCAGTGCAGCCTCATGGAGCGAGAGCCACGTGGCTGCTGCCTTGTGATTGCTGCGGCACGCCTGTAGTATGCACGCGTCCCACTCGGCATCGCCGGTAGGCCGTTTGCCGAACTTGGCAAGTTCTGTGGCGAGGGCTGGTGGATATGGTTTATTGTTCATGGTTCGTAAAGATTAAACGTCCTGACCGCCGAAGCCGCCGTTGAACTCATAGGATGGAGGCGGCAGTTCGGCCTCGTTGTCGTGCTCATCAACATCAACGGGAGCGTAAGCCTTGCGCGACCACGAGATGAAATGCCTTTTGGCATCGTTCATGTCCTTGTGCGGCTTGCCCTCACACTCACATTGGCAGTGGTTGAGAAAAGCGGCGAGGCGTTTGTTGAAGTCGTCCGTGCTGATGTGGAACTTCATACACACTGGTTCGTTCCATGTACGGTCGTCTTTCATCTGGTCAATCTCCTGCTGGAGCGTTAGCGTATAGTCGGACGGCGGCGCAGGAACTTTGCCCTTGGACTTGGCAGACGAGGCAGCTTTGCCTTTCTTCGTGGGGCGACCGCCAAGTTTGCCGAACTGCGCACACTTTTTCCCATTCTCGTAGCGTGCGATACTCGCATCAATGTTAGGCTTGACAAGGATGAACACCCCTTTTGCAACGCCGGAAAGTTCCTCCGGCTCTTTGCCGTTAAGCGCATACTCAACGATTGCCGGGTAGACCTCGGCCTGTATTTCGGTCGGCATGAGGCTGATGGCCTCAAAGAAACTGCGATAAAAAACAAAACTGTCTCGTGCCATAATCAAACCTCTTTTATGCGGATGCCATGAACGTGGAGCATGAGCTTCCGCTTGATGATATACTCTTTCGTGCGAACGCCCTTGGTGTCCTCTACAACGGTCTGCCCGGTTGCCTTGTCGGTATAGACGAAGTCGGCAATGTAGCGGCAGGGACGTTCGAGGAGGACGCGAGTGGCACGGCCACGGAAATCCTTGCCGCACTCGCCATACTGTGCAGGTATCAACTCGTAGGACACCTGCTCCCGCAGGTCGGAGACAAGCCCGGCACGCTCCATTAGGCGGAGCTGTGCAGCGCGGTAGTGCTCTTTCTTGGAAGCATGACCGCCCACACGCTGGTTGCCGTACTTATTCCGGCCTTGGGAGGGAAATGAAGAAAACTTAGCCATTGTCGCTTGCATTAACTTTGTAGCGAATAAGATCTATAATCTTGGTCTCGTCGAGCGTGGCAATCTCATAGTCCATGACAGAACCTGCCATGTGCTCGACAACACTGGAGTGGGCTTTGTTGATGTCGGAGGCATTGACGATGAAGTAAACCGCCTGTTTCTTCACCTTGCCGGACTTCTCGTCAAGGGAGGCGAACACGAGCTTTGCCTTGAACCACTTATCGTCGAAGGACGAGTCCCCGACTATCTTGGAGTAGTTGGTGCGCTTGATTGACGTCACATCGATGTCGCTGGAGTTGGCGTAGGACAGTTCTCCTATGATACGCGCTTCTGCCTCGGCGAACGAGCAAGCATCGACAAGGTACAGCTCTGTGACTTTCTTGGTCATTCCGTTGTCCGCAGTCTTGTTGTAGCGGACGCCACATTCATAGAGTGTCATACGGTAGCCTCCTTTCCTTCTTTAGCGTTGAGCGACTGTGCAAAGTCCTTGCTTATGCGGAACTTTACGGACTTGTGGGCTGGGATAACGAGTGGTTCGCCCTTATTGATGTTGCGCCCAGGACGCTCTGCCACATCGACGGGTTGGAACGAGCCGAAGCCACGAATGGTTATAGACTGACCATTTTGGAGTGTTTCCTTGATGACACGGAAGATGCCGTCGACGGCTTGGAATGTTGTTGAGAGGTGGAGTTTCTCGGATACCGCAACCTCCTTTGTCAATTCGTTTTTTGTCATGATAGAGTTTGGTTTTATTTGTTGAACATTTGTGGAGTCTTGGGAGCGTGCTGCACCATGGTGGGCACGGAGAGTTCGAGGATGTCTTGGTCGGTGGCGAGTCGCCAACGGCATTCGGTGTAGACGGTCTTTGCTTCGTCGATGAATGTTTCTTTCACTTCCACCTTGACAGCGTGGATGAACGGAAAGATTTTCACCACGGCATAGCGTCCTGTGGTTTGGCATGATGTCTTTTGTCTCATAGTTTTTTCTTTTTGAGTTTGTCGGTAAGTTGTCTTATGCACCAGGCACGGGACGTGAAACGCAGTCCGTGCTGCTGGTCGTAGAGGGCGGCGGCATCGTCGAGGTATTTGACAATGCGCTGCAGGTCGGTCTTGCAGATGTCAGCCATCGTCGTTTATGTATTTCCAACCATAGCCACACGATTGGCTGTACCTGCCATTGCAACAGCGTGAAATGTTCTCGCCTCGCACACCCATTTGCCGTGCAGCATCATTCACGGACTTGTATATCTCAATGGTTGCACCATTTCTATCAAGCCGGGCGACAGCCTTTGCGCGATGATGCTTTATGGCGAGACGCTCCTTTATGCGTTGGCAATGCTGGCCATAGTTGCAGTTTTGCTTGCCTGTACACCATTCGAGATTATCCACAGAATTGTTTTGTGGGTTCTCGTCCTTGTGGTTCACCTGCGGCAGGTTGTCCGGGTTCGGAATGAAAGCGAGAGCCACGAGGCGGTGAACCGTGAAATGCTTCTGTACTCCATGATTGCTAAGCGACACACGGACATATCCGTCATGGGTTAGTTCTGCCTTTACCATTCTTGGTTTGGGACGAGGCACAACAGTATGGTGGCATGTGTATTGCGCGACAGACCGCACATTGCCTTTGTCTGACACCTCATACAATTCCTCAAATTGCGGAATTGGTTTCCATTGTTCTTTGTTATTCATATTGTGGGTGCAAGAATTCATTTACGAGTTCGCTGAAATACATTTCATCATTCGGAATTTCATCGTCAGTGGCCATTATCTGGTTGGCGATGGACTTCTTCTTGTGTATGAGAGAGTAGAGGACACTATCAATCGTATTCTTGCCAAGCAGGTAGTAACACGTCACGTTGTCCTTTTGCCCGATGCGGTGGGCACGGTCTTCACACTGGCAACAGTCTGCGTAGGTGTAAGGCAGCTCCACAAACGCCACGTTGGAAGATGCCGTTAGCGTAAGCCCCACGCCAGCCGCCTTGATGGAGCAGACGATGAGTTGTGCCTTACCCGACTGGAAAGCATCGACAGCCGCCTGTTTCATCATCATGGAGTCGCGCCCGGTAACGGAGACCGCCTTGGGGAACGCCCGTTTTATCTCGTCCACAATCTCGTGGAGGGAGCAGAAGAGGATGAGCGGTTTGCCGTTGGCGAGGAACGTGCGCGTGAAGTCTATGGCTTGTTTCACTTTTCCTTTGGCAGAGAGCGAGCGCAGTGTCATGAACTTGACCAGAGCCTCCATGCGCATCTTGCGGCGGATGTCGATGTCGTCGCACTCGGTGTATTGGCGCAGGTATTCGGCAAGGTCGTGCTCGGCAAGCATATATTCGTCGCGGTTGGAAATGTCGACGATTAGGTCGGTGCGTGTCTTGTCGGGCAGTTGGGTGAGCACCTTTGCCTTTTCGCGGCGTATCATGCAGCGTGAGTAGAGTTCGGCAGAGAGGCGTTCGAGGTTGCGCGGAGCGTCGTCTTCCTCCTTATTGCGCCTTTCCTTGGTAATCTCCCCACCGCCATACTCGGCAAGGAACTTAGCACGACCGCCGAATTCGGGCAAGCGTCCCATAATGGAGAGCTGTGCGATGAGGTCGGCAGGGCGGTTGACAACAGGCGTGCCGGAGAGGAGTATGCGGTACTCCTTGCCCTCGGCAATGCCCCGGGCGAAGATGGTCTGCTGTGCTGACGGGTCCTTCACGCGGTGGCTCTCGTCGATGATGATCGACTTGAAGAGGTTGATGTCGGGCGTGAAGACCACGTCTTTGAGGCGGAAACCTGTTTTCTTTCCCTTGATGTCCCACACGAAATACTTGCGCAGACTTTCGTAGTTGACAATTGCCACCTGCTGCATACCCATTTTAAGTAGATACGGCCATGTGGTGAGCACGGAGTTGTCGAGAACGAGGGCGTGCTTGTCGGTGAACTTCTCGAACTCACGCTGCCAGTTGATTTTGAGCGAGGACGGACAGATAACCAGACACGGGTAAGCGTCGGCACAATCCACGACACCGATGCTTTGGAGCGTCTTGCCAAGTCCCGGTTCGTCGCCGATGAGGAAACGGTGCCAGCGCAACCCAGCGAGGATGCCCTCCTTCTGGTAGTCGTAGGGTTCGACACGGAGATGATGTTGGAGTGTCTCAGCCATACGCATTGAGTTTGTGGGTTGACAGTGTGATGTCGTAGCCTTGGCAGAATGCTTGCTTGCGGAGCGTCATGCAGTCGAGACGGCAATGACGAGCCTCTTTGGAGCGTGCCGCCATGCCGGAGGACGAGCGCACGCCACCAGTCATGCCGCCACAGGTGTAGCCGTATTGCCCTGCCCATACTGCGAACGGACACATACGGCGGAGGCGTTTCAGCAGACTGACTTGTGCTGTTTGTGATAATATCTTGCTCATAACTATTGTGCTTTGTTTATGCGAGGTTGAACGCCCAATACTGGAAAGCGAGTTCTTCGTACTTTTCGCGTCCACGGTTGTAGATGTCGTCGCCCCGGTTGATGAACTTCTTGAAGATGCGGCAGTTCTTCTTGGAGATGGCATAGATGAAGTCGCGGTCGGAGTGGGCGATGTCCATGTACCATGCACGGGAGCGGTCCCAATCGAAGAAGTCCACGGCGTTGTCGAACTCTGCTTGCGTTGAGGCGAACGTGGTCTTGAGGTCGCCGCCGAAATGGCAGGACGGAAGCCACCAGTCCCATTTGCAGCGCGTGTCGAGCGTGAAGCGGAAACCGCCGTTGTCGAACTCCTGCGCCTTGTTGACCATGAACCGCTGTGTGTCGGACAACTCCAGCACCTTTGCGAGGAAAGGGTCGCGGCGAGCCTCGGCACGGAGTGCACGCTGCATTTCGCGAGCGTGGAGAAACTCATCTTCGGAGCATTGCTCACCGTCGATCGTCATGTGGAGGAAGTCCACACGCGAGGGTTCGGTGATGATGGCATCCACGATGGAGCCGAAACGGAAAGCCGCCTCACGGTCGCCATACTGCACGTGCGGATGCAGCTGGTTCTTCAGTTCAGTAAGGTCAGAGTTGCTGACCTCACTGCGCTGATAATATTCGTCCGGATTTACGATAGCCTTAGTCTTCGTCATAATCATCGTAGTCGGGTTCATATTCCACTTTGCCCTCGCCGTCGCACACCTCGCAGGTTTCCATTTCGCCCTTGATGAAGTGCATGCGCTTGGCTATGGCTTCCTCTTCTGTTTCGGGGAGCATTTCCCACGTCTGTTCAGTGCATTCCGTTTCGCGGTCGGCCTCAAAGTCGTAGGCGTACCAGTGATAACCTTTGCCGCCACAAGCCGTACACTCGATCATTGTAGGTTCGGGCTGATTCCATGGTGCGTTCGGGTCGTACTCTGCGCCAGCCGGGTAATATCCACTTTCGTACATAATCGTTCACTTTGCTTTTACTTCGTCCTCATAGGACACCGATGTTGAACTGATGAATTCGGGGTGGTCTTTGTCGTTGGCGACTTTCTCGCAGTAGGTGATCTGTTTCTTGAACACCTTGGCAAGTTCTTCGACAGGCTGGAACTGTCCCTCCTTGGACCACCACAGGGACACGGCAGCGAGGACACCCTGCGCGTCATGGAACACGAGACGCTTCTTGACGGAAGTCTTGGGCTGATAGCCGGCAGGGGTAACAATAGCCTGTTGTCCGAAAAGGTTGCCGACCTCGGCGGCCTCTTGCTGCATCTTCTTCTTTGCAGCCTCCTCTTCCTCCTTGCGCTTACGTTCCTCCTCGACACGTTTTGCCTCGGCGGCTTCACGCGCTTTCAGTTCTGCTGCCAAGCGAGCCTTTTCCTCGGCATTGGCTTTTGCCATGCGTTCAAGTTCTGCTTTCTTTGAAGGGAGAGCGTCGGTGATGGTGTCGCGGTAGTCGCCCACCTCGAACTGGTACTGCTGCGTGAACTGTTCCATGAGCTTTGCCAAGATTGCCGTGCGTGCCTCATGGAGTTTGTCCTGCATGTCGGCGAGTTCGACAGGTATGCGTACATTGCAGGGTGTCTTGGTAGCCCAGTCCTCGGGCAGTTTGACCGGGAACTGCTTGATAGCCTTGCACTGCTCCTCGTAGTTGTCGAGCGTGACGGCGGCGTTGAGTTCGGTGAGGGCGTTGATGGAGTTGGCAGTATAGGCGTTGAAGGAACGTTTGAGGTCGTCTTCCACGTCAGCCTTGTAGGTGTTGAACGCCTGTTCACGCTGTTGGCGCAGGAGTTCAGCTCTGCGCTTGCGCTCCTCTTCCTCCCGTTTCTTGGCTGCATAGGCGTTGCGTGCCTGTTGTATCTGATAGGGGATGGATGCAGTCTTGGTGGGGTCGACGGCATTCTCCATGCCCGTGAACTCGGAGCGTATCTGGTCGAAGAGTTTTGTGATGGCAGAACGGTTGGTGTTCATCTTCTTCACCGTGTTGCGCGCCTTGTTGATGTAGGTGGCGCACTGCATGTCGAGTTCGTCTGTCATGCCCTGCTCCTTGATTTGGGTGAGGAGGCGTTGTCCGTAGTCGGTGCATTTCTGGCAAGAGAGGGTATTGCTCTGATAGACTTCGGGCGCGGACTGCGCTATCAGCTGCACGTTCTCCTTGCGCACGATGGTCAAGTCGGTGTTTGTTGTTTGTTCACTCATAGTTGTGTATTGGTTTAGGGTTAGAATGTGTCGTCGTCATCATTGGCAGCAGGGTCGACGGTCACGCCAGCCGCAGTATTCTGTGCTGGGGCGAAGGATTGCTCTTGCGGTTTGTCGGTGATAATCTCGCCGGTGGCAGGGTCTACCTTTTCGCCATTGTCGGTGATGCCGTAGATGTCATCGGTGATTTCGGTCTCGTCAACCTGCTGCGACTCCAGTTGTGTGGCACGACCGACACGTGCCTTGGGGTAGGTCTTGAAAGCGTGCTTGATGCACTTGGCGATAAGGA